CCAGCTGGTTTCAAACAGTATGCTGAGTATCCAATCAACAAGGTTATTGACACAAACGTTAGTATATCCTCAAGTAAAGTTACTTCAGTTTCTGGCACAGTCAATGTCAATAGTTCTATCCACGTAACGGGCACTTTGACCAAATTTGTTACGGCCAACAGTCGTGGCATCCTAACAGTTGGTTCAAACATCTCTGTAAATAACCAAATCAGAACAGTTAATGCTATTACAAGTAATACATCTTTAACTGTATCCAGTGCATTTACAACCAATGCCAACACACAATCTTTGATAATTGTAACATAAATATAGTTCATGGCAACAAATTACACATCAAAAAAATTACCTTTGAATAGTGCTGAGAGATTTAAAAACTCTTTTAGCGATACTAATCCATCAATTGAATACGTCTTCATTGGTGGCCATTTGGCATATGCTAATGAGGCATCTCCAAATTCAATCGTAGAAACCATCTCAAATGAAAAAACAGTTTGGGACAATATGTTTGCAGCTAAAAAGATTACTGCAAATGACGTAGAACATGTCATTCCAAGAGTTAATTGGACGGCAAATACAAAGTACCGCCAATATGACGATACTATCGATTTGGGAGATTTGATTACATCTAATGTAAGTCAGAATCTAAAGCCAATGTATGTTATTACCACGGCCAAAAATGTTTACAAGTGTCTGTCAAATAATTCAACGGCTAACTCCACGATTGAACCAACAGGTGATTACACCACTTCAAATGGTGTTATTTCAACTGCCGACAGTTATATTTGGAAGTACATGTTTAATGTGCGTTCTTCCAACAAGTTTTTAACTAACGATTGGATTCCAACACCAACAAGGTCTGAAACTGCAAGCACATTGTCTGACTATAGTTTAGATGATACAGGTGTGGTTGCTGGTGAAGTAACAACCGTGGTTATTCAAACTGGCGGTACAGGTTATTACCATAACGTTATTACTTGTTCTGCTTTTGGAACAGGTTGCACAATTCTAACATTGGCCAATACAACTAATGTTTCTGCTAACATGTCTGTTGCGGGAACAGGTATTCCAGTTGGCGCATTTATCTCCAACTTAGATTCACCAAACAATAAGATTACATTGTCTTCTGCCACTACGGCTAATGGCGGTGGTGCCGCATCAGCAAACAATTTGTCTATCTCTACAAGAATTTACTTTGACGGAGATGGCACTTTGGCAGCTGCATCAGCAACTGTCTCTAATGGTGCAATTAATAAGATTACAGTAACTACGATTGGTGCTGGTTATACGTATGCTAACGCCATCATCTTTGGTTCTGGAACTAATGCAACTGCTCGTTGTATCATTGCACCAAAATATGGCCATGCAAAAAATCCAGTTAAAGATTTGCTTGCTACTAATGTTATGGTTGCAAGTAAAATTGGAGAAGTTGATTCTACAGAAAGTGGTTTAATTTCTGTTGATACGGCTTTCAGACAATTTGGTTTGCTTAGGAACCCACATAAATATGGCGTTACATCAGTAGCAAATAATTCAACAGCAAATGCTGTTATTTCACAGGCAAGAACTATTACATTGACTGCGGGTTCATCATATTCTCTTAATGAATATGTTTACCAAGGTGCTTCAGTAAATACAGCAACAGCATATGGTTATGTTTATTCTCAGACCTCTACATCAGTTAAAATGACAAACACACACGGAACATTTGTGGTTGGTGCTTCTTTAACTGGAACAAATTCAGGTGTATCGAGAACAATCGTTTCACAAACAAATCCAGAATTCGAACCGTATTCTGGTGACATTCTCTATGTTGAGAATGCGGCCAAAACTGATAGAGCAGATGGCCAAGCAGAAAATATTAAATTTGTAATACAGTTTTAAAGGCAATTTATGGCGCAGAACTATAATGTTAATCCGTACTATGACGATTACGATGAAACCAAACAGTTTTATCGTATCCTGTTTAGACCAGGTCGTGCAGTCCAGGCTCGTGAATTAACACAGTTACAAACATCACTACAAAAACAAATTGAGCGTTTCGGTAAAAGTATCTATAAAGAAGGTTCAATTGTTGTTCCTGGTGGCCAAGCGGTTGATAACAAATACAATTATGTAAAATTGACTGCATCATATGGCGCTAATACTTCCGACATTAAGATTGCTTCGTTGATTAATGAAACGATTACAGGTTTAACATCAAATGTAAAAGCTATTGTCGTTAACTCTACGACTTCAACATCTGGTGGTGACCCATCAACCATTTACGTAAAATACACAGCGTCACAACCATACACTGGTGGTTCTAATACAGTATTCCAGGCTGGTGAGTTAATTACCACACAATCAGGTAATGTGACATTACAAGTTGCAGCTACTACACCAACTGGCGTAGCTACTGCGTTTTCTGTATCATCTGGTGTTGTATTCACTAAAGGTGTGTTTGCTTACTTTGATAGTCAAACATTGGTGGCAGAAAAGTATGCTTTGGCCAATAATACTATCATTGGTTTCCAAGTAACAGAATCAACTGCTACATCCTCACAAGACACTTCATTACTTGACCCTGCTGTTGGTGCAAGTAACTATATTGCGCCTGGTGCTGACCGATATAAAATTGCATTGGACTTGGCAACACGTCCAACCACATTTGATCCTAATGACGACCCTAACTTTATTCAATTGGTTAAAATTGAAGATGGTGAAGTTATTTCTCAGAACTTGAATCCAGAATATAGCATTTTGGGTGATACATTTGCTAGAAGAACATATGATGAATCAGGCAACTACATTGTAAAACCTTACACCTTGAACATTATTAACCACTTGAAGACAAGCAATGTCTCAAGTAATGGTTACTATGAGGCTGCAAATGGCGGTGATGATAATAAGTTGATGACTATCATTCAGCCAGGAAAAGCATATGTTCGTGGTTATGAAGTTGAAAACATCCGAACAAAATACACAATTGGTAACAAAGCAAGAAATTATGCTAACGTTAACAATGGTGTGATTAGCACAACAATCGGTAACTACATTTACGTTACTGGGTTAAGTTCAATTCCTGATTTGTCATTGTTACCATCTGTAACATTCTATGACCGTTATACAGCAACTGCTGGTTCAGCAAGTGGCACAGCAATCGGTACTGGTAAAATCAGAGCCATGGAATTCAGTTCTGGCACAGCAGGCACTACAACTGCAATTTACAAGTGCTGGTTGTTTGACGTTTCTATGACAGCTGGTTATGTGTTTGAACGTGACGTTAAACAATTATTTGTTGACAATACTGGTTATGCAGATTTCACTGCTAACATTTCACCAACACAAATTGCATTATCTGGTTCTGTTTCAACAACCAATGGCAGTAACGTAATTACTGGCGCAGCCACATTGTTCTCTAATGAAGTAACAAGTGGTGATTATATTTCAATTAACAGTTTAGCATATAGGATTACTTCCGTTACAAATGCAGTTAGTTTGGTGGTAGCTACTGCACCAACAGCAAATCAAACGGGTATTATTGCTTACTACGATACAGCTGCATACAATGAAACTCAATACTTGTCACACTTGTTTGAGTTGCCATATTCAACAATCAAAACAGTTGACCCAACAAACTTAGAAACTTCTTATGACGTTAAGCGTTCATATGCAAGAACATTGTCTTCAAACAGCGTAACAATTTCCGCTGGTACTGATGAGACATTTGATAGTATCTCCACTACATCTTACATTTTAGTTGTTAAGAGTGGTGCAAACGATGGTCAATATTTGAATCCAACAACATATATGACAAGAGCATCTGGCGGAACTTCAGTTACCATCAATTTAGCTGCATTGTCAAATTCACCAGCCAATGTGTCAGCATATGCTACTGCTGACGTAGCACTTATTGGTAAACTTACCAAGACAAATACTGCGGCAGACAAGAAGACCAAAACTCTTGTGACTGGTGCCACAATTGATTATACCGATGCGAATACTGCCCAGGCAACTGTTGTATCGATGGGTAAGGCCGATATTTACAAACTAACATCTGTAATGATGTCTCCAGATGCGTTTGGAACTGCGTATAACACGACAGGAGACATTGACATTACTGACAGATATGAATTAGACAATGGCCAAAAATTAACGTATTATGGCCTTGGTAAAATTAGATTGAAGGCAGGTTCCCCAAAACCGACTAACCCAATTCGTATCACCTTTGATTACTTCACCCATGGTTCTGGTGATTACTTCTCGGTAAACTCATATACTGGAATTGCCTATAAAGACATTCCTACATTTACCGATAATAGGAAAACTTATCAACTAAGAGATTGCTTGGACTTTAGGCCAAGAATCAATGACGCTGGCACAGGATTCACTGGCGCTGGTGCTGTCGTAAACGACTTTATTGATCCAGCTAGCGATGTTCTAACTGATTACTCTTATTACTTGCCAAGAACTGACAAGATTGTCCTTGATAAGAATGGTATATTCTCTATCGTTGAAGGCATTAGCTCTTTAAATCCTAAAGAACCTGATGCGTCTTCTGATACAATGCCTTTGTTTGTAATTAAACAAAAACCATATGTGTTTGATATTGCTTCTGATATTGAAGTGATTACAGTTGACAATCGTAGATACACAATGCGTGATATTGGTCGTATTGAAAATCGTGTTAAGAACCTTGAATACTACACAACATTAAATTTGTTGGAGAAAGACACACAGTCATTACAGATTCAAGATTCGAACGGTTTTGACCGATTCAAAAATGGTTTTGTTGTAGATAACTTTACTGGTCATGGAGTTGGTGATGTTTATAACCGTGACTATGGTGTTGCTATTGATTATACAAAGAAAGAATTAAGACCACTTGCTAAGACACAATTTGTTCCATTGCAAGAAATCAACTCAACAACACCTGCTAGAACTGCAAACAATTATGTTCTAACTAACGATGTAATTACTTTGCCATTTACTGATGTTTCATATATTAAGAACGAGAAAGCAAGTAAGACGGAAAATCTAAACCCATTTAGTGTTATCACATGGACTGGTTCTATTAAAATGGATCCACCATCTGATATTTGGTTTAGTGAAGAAGAATTGCCAATGGTTGCCAGAAATGAAAATGGCAATTATGACCAATTCGGTGCTACGACACAATCAAAAGGAACATATGGTTCTGTTTGGGGTGGTTGGAGAACTAATTACTTTGGCAGCCAAAGAACAGACGAAAGAACAGGTATTGACTACTCTGTTTCTGAAGGACAAGATACTAAAACTAATGATGATTTGGTATCAAATTCATCTCTTGTTCCAAAGATGCGTTCTATAAAGATTACGTTTACTGCTGAAGGTATGAAGCCTAAGACGAGAGTTAACGCATTCTTTGATAACATCAACGTAACAAACTATTGCAATAGCATCAATACAAATCCTATTGGTGCTAACTCTGCAATGGCAGCCGCAGCTACTGCAAACTCCTCAAACTTGATTACTGATGAAACTGGTAAACTTGTTGGTGAGTTCCATTATTTGGCTGATTTGTTCAATTTGCCAACTGGTGAGTCAACATTTGTTTTGACAGATTCTACAGCTGGTGGTACTGACTTCGAAACTTTTGCCGTAGCAAAATTTACTTCTGATGGCCAGTTGGTTAAGAAACCTATTCCAACTCCACAAGCTGTTTTGCAACCGCCACCAGTTTATGTTGAAAATTCTTATGTTCCACAATATGTTGAACCAACTCCAGCTCCAGCTCCTGTGCCACCAACGCCAGATTACCTTGATGTGGTTTATCGTTACGCCTTTGGACGTAATCCTGAACCTGCGGGTAAACAATATTGGTATGACTCTCTGACTAAACAAGTCACATCACAAGGTTATTCCAGTATCAATGATTTGATTAGTCAATCGAGTGTTAATGGTGGTGCTTTTGTTGACGTTGGTGCTATTGATCCTAGTACAATTGTGGTTGGTGATTACAACAAAGCCGCAGCTGATTTGTATGCTATTACAAAACAAATTACTGATGCGGGTATTAACAATAAAGAATATGCCGCAGTAGGTGTTAATGGCATCACGGAAATCCATTTAAACAATGGTGGATCAAAAGAAGTAGCTTCTGATTTTACTGCTAAACAAATTACATACGCTATTGCAGCTATAAACAATGCTATACCTGAAGCAACTAATACAAGTAATTATTGGAAAGGTGATGCTCAATCAGCTATACTAACACCAGTTAAACCAACTCCAACCGCAGGTTATTCTTATGGTGCAAACTGTTTGTCTGCTGGCGGTATGGATCCATTAGCACAATCATTCTTCATCAATACACCAATCTACTTGTCTAAACTTGATGTTTATTTCTCAAGTAAAGATGATGTTATTCCAATGCGTGTTCAAATTCGCAAAATGGTAAACGGTGTTCCTGGTGATTTCATTCTACCATCTTCTGAAGTGGTTGTGTATCCTGCTGACATTAACGTATCAACTGATGGTAGTACAGCAACATCAATTAACTTTACAAACCCAGTATTCTTAGATTCTGGTGAATATGCGTTTGTTCTTCTATCCGATTCTTTGAATTATAGAGTTTGGATTGGCCAAGTTGGTGAGTATGACATTCTGACTAATGCTTTGATTGCAGAACAGCCATATATTGGTGTGTTGTTCAAATCACAAAATGCTTCTACATGGCAAGCTGACCAGTTCCAAGATATGAAGTTTAATTTGTATCGTGCATCATTTAATACTGCTGTAACTGGTGTCGTTGAGTTTAAAGTCGATGATACTAGGTATGACCAAATTTCATTGGGTATTGACCCATTTGAAGTTTACGCAAACTCGAACATCATGCGTGTGATTCATCCAGCACATGGCCAAACTACAGGTTCATCAATCAAACTTAATGGTTTCCCATTAAATGGTAATCTGATTAATTCATCGGCTAATTCTAAGTTCTTTGGTATCAATGTAAGTTCGTTGAATTCTCAAACATTCACAATTAATAATGTAACATTAGATTCATACACAATCACATTGCCATCTAATGTGTCGAATGCTATTACGCAAACAACACGTACTGGTGGTGCTAGTATCCAAGTCACAACAGATTTTGCATATACAACTTATTATCCTGCAATCTCTGCCGTTGTTCCATCTGGTACAACATTGACTAATAAGATTAAGACAACTGATGCAACAACATATGCGGTTGATTCTGCATTTACAACAATTGCATTGACTGATGTTGACTTCAATACACCAAAAACATTGGCAAGTAATGTGAATAAACAAGTTGCAATGAGCAATACTAATCCGTTCATTCACAGGATTGAATTCTCAACAGCATCAAGCTTTGTTTCTCCAGTTATTGATACTAAGTTGCTTGGCGGTGTGTTTGCTCGTAACTTGATTAACAACCCAACTTATAGCACACAAAATAAAGTCTCTGCAAATGATATTGTTACTATTGCTAATGCTAATAACATTATCTTTACTCAAGTGTCTGGTGCTCAAGGCCTGATTACACTATCAGGTTCACAAGACAAGATTAATGCTACATCAATTATTAAGGGTACATACATTAATGTTACCGCTAATAACGGTGTAAATGCTGGTCAATACCGAGTGATTGATGTTACAGATGCTGGTGCAAACATCTCCATCTATAATGTAAGTACACAAAATGTATCCACAAATGCAACTGCAACATACACTATCACAAATGGTAGAAACTTCATTGCAGAAGAAGCCGCATATGACGGATCAGCCTACTCTAAATACATTACAAGAGAAATCGACTTTACCAACCCATCTACTGCGTTTAAGTTCTACGTAGATGTGGCCAAACCAACAAACGCTAATATCAAGTTCTATTACAAGATTAGTGAAGTTGGCGATACAGTTGATTTGAGAGAAAAAGAATATACTGAAGTTACCGGTGTAACTGTTCAAGATTCTCTTGGTGGTGAATTTAATGAAGTAGAAAAATTGGTAGATAACCTTCCACAGTTTGATGCAATCGTATTTAAGATTGTATTCTTGTCTGATGATAGTTCTCAGATACCAAAATGTAAAAACCTACGTTTAGTTGCATTGGCATAATATGGAATACAAAGTAGAAGGCCACCCTGACCTAGTCAGGGATTCTAAAAGCAAAGCGATTATTAATATCAATCGTGGTGCTATGATGGAACATAAGTATAAAAAAGATATGAAAACAACTGTCGAATCCTTATCTGATGAAATAGCATCAATAAAAGATGAATTCAGAGAAATCAAATCTCTGTTACAACAGATTGCGTCTAAGGGACAATAATGGCAATTAATCAACTAACCACGGCAAATACATTCCAACAATGGTTGGGTGCTTCACAGTCTTTAATCACTACGACCAACAACCTAACAGATGGTGGTAACTCAGCAACATTCTATGCCAACACAAATGTGACAATTGGTGGCAATTTAAATGTTACACAGCTTTCAGGTTCTGCTAATACAGCAATTTACGCCAACATTGCGAATGCGGCAACAGTATCAACTGGCGACAGTCTTGCCTTTGCAATAGCATTAGGCTAATATAAATACGGCATTAAGGATATCAAAACATGGCCAATTCTTTTAAAAATTATCACGTTAAAAATGCAAACACAACTGCACAGACTATATTTACTGCTGGCGCTGGTGTTCAAGCAACAGTCATTGGCATGAGTATTGCTAATATGACTACAGCACCAATTAGCGCTAACGTATTCATTACAGTTAGTGGCACAGACTATTTTATGGTTAAAGAAGCAACTATTGCAGTTGGTGGTGCTTTAGTTCCAATTGGTGGAGACCAAAAATTGGTACTAGAAGCAACTGATGCAATTAAGGTTTCAGCAACCGCCAACGCAGACGTTATTTTATCGGTGCTGGAGATTAGTTAATGTATATCGGTAATACACCATCCACATCAGCTTTCGTATCATTGACCGAAAGGTTTAATGGTGATAATACGACAACAAATTTTACATTATCACGAACAGTTTATGCTACTGGTGATATTGAAGTTATCGTTAACAATGTCCAACAAGACCCATTTACGGCTTATACTGTAAGTGGAACAACACTTACATTTGACGGTGCTCCATCGTCTGGTACTGGTAACATTATTGTTACATATAGAAACAGCATCATAAGTAAATTTGTACCTAGTGATGGTACAGTTGTAACAGCATCTATTGCCGATGGTGCAATCACTGGTGCCAAAATTGCAGCCTATACAATTCCATCTTCTGATTTAAGTAATACTGGTGTGACATTCGGTTCTTATGGTGGCGCAACACAGATTCCAGTTGTTACAGTCGGCATAGATGGTCGTGTGACCTATGCAGCTAACGTAGCGTTTAGTGCGGTACCAACATACTCAAGTGGACCATTTGCGGTTGGTAACACATCTGGTGCAATTGCCAATACCTCATTAGATGTATATGGTGGTGTTGCTATGAACGTAGTAACATTGGCAACTTCAAGTAATACGATTAACGTAGCACTTGCAAATTACTTTGTTGTAAATCCAGCAGGAACAACAGCATTTGTATTCACTGGTGCTCCTGTCGCAAGAGATAGTTCTTTTGTTATTGAGTTGGCAAATGGCGGTGCATATACTGTTACATTCCCAGCAGCTGTTAGGTGGCCAGCCAATACTGCACCAACACTCACATCTTCAGGTAAAGACTTACTAATTTTCTCAACAGCTAATACTGGAACTACATGGCGTGGTTCTTCATTGATTGGTTACACAGCATAATCTATGTCATTAACTCCTAAATTATTGCAGCAAGGCGCAGCTGGTTCTGCGAGGCCAGTTTATATTGAAGATGTGTTTAGCACGTATCTTTATACAGGAAATGCAGGTACACAAACCATTACGAATGACATTGATTTATCGGGTAAGGGTGGATTGGTTTGGGCTAAGTTAAGAAACGCTGTTAATAATCATGCACTAATAGATACAGTCCGACCAATTGATAGAGTCTTGGATACGTCTTCCACAAGCGGCCAAAGTTTTAACGCATCAGCACTGACTAGTTTTAATAATAATGGTTTTACATTAGGCGGGACTAATGCAACAAACGGCTCTGGCTACACCTACGCCTCATGGACATTCCGAGAGCAAGCAAAGTTTTTTGATATTGTGACTTTGACCGCAGACGGTTCAGGTAATGCCACGTTTAGCCACAATCTTGGAACAACTCCCGGTTGTGTGATTTTAAAAAGAACAGACGGCATTAGTTCTTGGTATGTTTGGCACAGGTCACTTACATCAACCAATTATTCAATCAACCTTCACCAAACCGGCACACAGATGGATAACGGTTTTGCCTGGATTACGCCGAGTGCGTCCACCATATCAATCAACGGCGGTTATTTGGGCGCAAGCACTCAATGGGTTGCCTACTTATTTGCCCACAACGCTGGAGGTTTTGGCCTGACGGGTTCGGACAACGTGATTTCGTGTGGGTCTTATGCAGGCGGCGCAGGTACAACCTTTGTTACACTCGGGTACGAGCCACAATTTATTTTGAAAAAGAATATAACCAGTTCTGGAAATTGGGTTATTTGCGACAACATGAGGGGGATGCCAACAGGAGGCAACAGTACATCTGATTTGTTCCCTAACACTGCTGGCGCCGAAACAGTTGCATCAGATGCAGATGGCTATTTGTTTCCTACTGCTACTGGTTTTGGTGACGCAAACGCAAATAGCGGTCAAACATATATCTACATAGCCATCCGCAAAGGCCCGATGAAAGTGCCTACGGATGCGACTAAGGTTTACAAGCCTATCAACCGTATTGGCACAGGTGACGCCACTACGGTTAGCGGAGTTGGTTTTCCTCCAGATTTGCTTATTGCTGGATGCAGAACAAATACAGAATCAGCAATTTTAAATGATAGACTGAGGGGTAAAGGTCTTCCTTTTTATACAGATTCGGATGTTGTTGAACGTGCGGGTCAAAATTTAACTTTAACTCAGGATGGATGGAATACAACCTCATACACTGGTTATGACGCCAACCAAGGCACAGTAAATTACGTTAACTGGTTTTTCCGCCGGGCCCCCAGTTTCTTCGATATAGTTTGCTATACGGGAACGGGCAGCGGAACGCAAACTATTTCACACAACTTGGGTGTTACGCCAGAGTTGACTATCAACAAATCCAGAAGCGGTACAAGAGGTTGGACTGTTTATTACAACAACACAACATTTTTGCGTCTAAATCAAACCAATGCTGGAGCGGCTGAGTCTTTACTTAGCCCCACATCCACAACTTTTAATGCTGCTTTGGGTGCTGGATTTGGTATGAATGCTGCGGAAACGTATGTAACATTCCTATTTGCCTCTTGTCCTGGTGTTTCCAAAGTTGGTTCATATACAGGTAATGGTTCAACACAAACAATCGATTGTGGCTTTGCGGCTGGTGCTAGGTTTATTCTCATCAAACGTACTAATGCTTCTGGTGATTGGTATGTGTTTGATAGTATTCGAGGTATTGTTTCTGGAAATGATCCATTCTTAAAATTAAACACTAATGGTTTTGATACTTCATCTTATGATGCTGTTGATCCAGCTAACTCTGGTTTTATTGTCAATAATGATGACACAAATTTTCCAATTAATGTAGCATCCGCCACATACATCTTTTTAGCAATCGCATAAATAATACAGTTAGAGAATATCAATCTAACTATCCAAACATCAAGGAATAAAAATGTCAGACTATAGAATCAGAGAAACAGGCCAAGTTTTAAGCCAAGGCGAAGTAAGACGCCTACATTGGAACACATCTTTCCCAGCAGTATGGGATGCATCTGTTTGTGAGTTTATTGGAATTGATCCAGTTCTACAAGCACCACAACCAACTAATACAGACCCATTGAAAACAGTCCGTTTGAATGGTACTGTACAAGATAACTTAGGCAATTGGGTACAAAACTGGGAAGTAGTAGACCTGTTTGCAGACACCACAGTAGAAGGTGTAACAACAACTAAGGCTCAGCATGAAGAAGCTTTCATGGCCAAACGTAATACTGACCAATGGACACAAGTCCGTTCACAGAGAGATTCTTTGTTGAAAGATACAGATTGGTTATCCATCCGTGCCGCAGATACAGTTACTCCAATGCCAACAGAATGGTCTACATATCGCCAAGCATTAAGAGATGTTACAGAACAGTCTGACCCATTCAATATTGTGTGGCCAACTAAACCAGAATAAGAGAATAAAAAAATGGCTTTAACCAGAGTTAGTGGTAATTTAATTTCAAGTGGTACCGTAACTGGCACTCAATTAGCAACAAGTTTATCGACCGGTGGTCCTCTTACTGTTGGTGGTGCATTAACAGCGCCGACAATAACTAGTAATGTAAATATTAGCGGCAACGTTAAAGCACAAACATACCAAGAAACATTCTCTAACGTTTCTATTGCATCTGGTAACATCACTTGCAACTTGGCTAGTGCAACAATTTTTAAAACTGTAGTGACCTCTGCGGCCAATGTTATCTTTACTAGCCCACCACCTAGTCTGACAGGATTTAGTTTCTTAATTCAGTTGTCACAAACTGGAAGTTATGCTATCACATGGCCATCTAGTATTCAATGGCCATTAAACACAGCACCAACATTATCCACAACTGCTGGTTATGTTGATACGATTGCTCTATACACTATTGATGGTGGAACAAACTATTACGGCACTTCAGTTCTAGGACAATTTTAATGAGTAAAGCTGCTTATAATGTTTATGCGGCCGGTGGTGCAGCAACGCCAACATATATTGAAGATGTGTTCAGTACGTACCTTTACACAGGTAATGGAGGCACACAAACTATTACCAATGGTATTGACTTGTCTACCAAGGGTGGTTTAGTTTGGACAAAATGTAGAAATGTTAATAGTTATCATGGTTTAATTGATACAGCTCGTGGAGTAAACAACGCTATTTATTCTAATGTAACAACAGAACAACAAGGTATTGGTGGAATAACTGCGTTTAATACTAATGGCTATTCATTAGATAATCAAAATATCTTTAATGATAATAGTTTAAGTCAAATTTACGCCTCATGGACATTCCGCAAGCAACCAAAGTTCTTTGATATTGTGACTTATACGGGGAATTCGACAGCAAGCCGCCAGATTTCGCACAATCTTGGGAGCACCCCCGGTTGCATTATCATCAAGTCAACCACAGGGGGAACTGCTGGTTATCCTTGGATTGTTTGGCACACAAGTTTGTCAGTAAATACTTATTTGCAACTCAACGCCACTGACGCAGCGCAAAGTTCTTCGGCATATGTGAGCGCAGTATCAAGCACCACGTTCACAATCAATTCAAGTCAGGCTGCAAACTTGACTGGCGATTCTTATGTAGCCTACCTATTCGCCCACAACGCAGGAGGCTTTGGTCTGACTGGATCAGACAATGTAATTTCGTGTGGGTCTTATACAGGAAATGGTGCGGCTAGTAATCCAATAACACTTGGCTATGAACCGCAATGGGTTCTATTAAAACGTACAGATATTACTGGTGATTGGGGTATTCTTGACACAATGCGTGGATGGAGTTATGGCGATGAAGGCGTTTTAAAACCTAATACATCGGGTGCTACAGATAATGGGAATACCGAGGGAAATCCAACTGCTACTGGCTTTGATATTGGTAACGGAAATTACAACATCAATACCCGAACCTACATCTACGTAGCCATCCGCCGTGGCCCGATGAAAACTCCTACGACTGGTACAAGTGTGTTTTATCCTACAACTTATACTGGTAATTCAGCGCAATCTCAAAATGTTGGTTTTAATGGAGATTTATTATTCATTAAACAAAGACAATCTGCTGGAGACCGTTCTGTGTTTGTTGACAGACCACGAGGCCTTCGTTTGTTGGATGGTGCAAATTCCACAGCTGAATATACACCATCTGATTTTGGACTTTCAGATAGTCAATTTCCAAGTTTTACTAAATCTAACAATATAAGTAATTATGCTTATATTCCTGTAGGTGATGCAGGTTGGAACGGATCAACTAACACATATTTCAATTATGTATTCCGAAGAGCTCCAGGATTTTTTGATATAGTTTGTTATTCTGGTTCAGGTTCCACTTCAGCTGTTTCACACAATCTTGGAGTTCAACCTGAATTGATTTTTTACAAATCTCGCACAAACAATGCAAACTGGATTGTGCATACCCCAGATTTAATTTCACAAACTAAATTTTTGAGACTTAATTCAACTGATGCAGCTGCACTAAATTCAACTCAAGCTTATACAAATAGTGGTACACCAACAAGTACAACTATTACTCCAGGTAGTTATCAATTAAATACAACATCATGGACATATGTTGCTTATCTTTTTGCCACCTGTCCTGGTGTTTCCAAAGTAGGAACATATACAGGTAATGGTTCATCACAAACTATCGACTGTGGTTTTGCAGCTGGTGCTAGATTTATTCTCATCAAACGCACAGATAATACTGGTTATTGGTATGTGTTTGATACTGCTCGTGGCATTGTTTCAGGAAATGATCCATTTTCATTGAATCTCGCATCAACAGAAACTACAGGATATGACCTTATTGATCCAGCAAACTCAGGTTTCATTGTGAATGATGATGCTACGTATCCAATCAATGCTAGTGGCGGCACCTACATCTTCCTTGCAATTGCATGATAAATAGAATAAACCCAACAACATAAATAAAGAATTATGGCTTACATCGGAAATTCTCCCAGTTCAGCAACATTTGCTATTGACACCTTTAGTGGTGACAATACAACTGTTAACTTCACCTTACGTCAAGCACCATTAGCAACAAGTTCTATTATAGTGTTTGTTGGTGGTATTCGTCAACAAACAGACTCATATAGTCTTAGCAGTACAACACTTGTATTCTCTGAAGCTCCTCCGTTGGGAACAAATAACGTTGAGGTATTATTCTTAGGTTTGGGTGCAAGCGCTTCTATTCCATCCGATGGTTCTGTAACAACAATAAAGATTCTTCCTGGTGCAGTAACCGGTGATAAGTTGGGTTTAACAGCAATTAACGCTAATAACATTGTTGATGGCTCAATTACTGGTAATAAACTAGGCCTGACTTCTATTAACGCTAATAACATTGTTGATGCCTCAATTACTGGTGCTAAGTTATCATCTACACTTACAACAGGAAACATAAACTTTGTCGGTGCAACTAGTTTCTTGAGCACCGTGTATGAGACTGCAAACGTTTCTACATTGATGGGTTCAACAACAACTATCAATGTATCTCAACCACTCTTAGTGTTTACTGCCAACTCATCAGCAAACTCAACTGTTAACTTTGTTGGACTTGGTGGTATGCCAGTTGGTAATACTGCATCGTTTGTGATTATCAATCCAAACAGTTCAACACCAAAATACATAAGTGGATTCCAAATTGATGGAAGTTCTATTACTCCAAAATGGGCAGGCGGTGCACCAGCTTCTATTACTCCTGCGAACACAGACATTTACACAGTAACAGTTATTAAAACTGCTGCAACTCCAACATATAACGTTTTTGCATCTGTACAAAGTTTCTATTAATTATGCCTTTACAAAGAAAATTTACTGGTTCCATAAGAACGACCTTTAAGAAAGGTGGCGGCCTAAGATTTATAGGACAACAAGCTTACAATAGTTCTGGTACATTCACATGGGTTGCACCTCCAGGCATTACTTCAGTTTCTGCTGTAGTGGTAGGCGGAGGAGGCGGCGCCGGTGGTAATGGATTCAATTGTTGTAGTAGTTATTTGTCAGGTAGCGCAGGCGGTGGAGGAAACTTACGTTATGTGAATAATATTACTGTAGTACCAGGAAATTCATATTGTGTTGTTGTTGGAGCTGGAGGCAATCCTGGCGGTGCATCATATTGGACAGGTTATGGGGCAGATGGCCAAGTTGGCAATTTTGGTTATGGAAGTTCTTTTGCTGGCGTTGTTGGCGCTAAAGGTGGAGGTGGAGGTGCCGGAGGTACTATCTATGCAGGCGGTGGCGGAACAGGCGGCGCTGGATCAGGAACAAATATAGGTACTGGTGGTACTGGTGGTAATGGTGGTTCTGGTCAATGTGGAAATTTTTGGACTGCGGCTGGTGGCGGCGGTGCTGGAGGTTATTCAGGTAATGGTGGTAATGGCATAACTGGTTCATATGTTGCTTATGCTGGTTCAGGTGGTGGTGGCGGCGGCGGCGGAAGTATGCCAAGCACTAGTAGTGGTTCAGCTGGCGGCGGCGGCGGTGTAGGATTACTTGGTGAAGGTACCAGTGGATTTGCTGGTGGAAGTCAAGGTTGTAATTATTATGCCGGTGGCCGAGGTGGTGGAGGTTCAGGCGGAACTGGCGGTGGATATACTGGCGGCGGCGGAGCTGCAGGCGGTGGTGGTGGAGGTACGGGAAGATGTGCCGGCAACGGTGGAGCTGCAGGCGGTGTTCGTATTATTTGGCCAGGAACTACTAGACAATTTCCTTCAACTAACACTGGCGATTTATAAGGATTCATTATGAGACTTTTTATTCAAATAAGAGACGGACAACCTTTCAAACATCCAATTTTTGAAGATAATTTTGTAGAAGCTTTTCCTGATGTAGATATTGATAATTTACCTCCAGAGTTTTGTGAGTTCATAAGAGTTGAAAAACCTTCTCTCGGTGTATATGAAGTTATGGAAGCAGAAACACCAACATACGAATTAATTGATGGTGTGTACACAGACGTTTGGCATAAACGAAACATGACTGATGAAGAAAAGTCTGCTAAACAACAAGAAGTTAAAGATAGATGGGATTTATCACCAATTAAAGATAATTTTTCAGCATGGACATTTAACGAAGAAACCTGTTCTTATCAACCGCCCATTTCTTATCCTGATGATGAAAATAAATACTTCTGGCAAGGAACAACTTCATCGTGGGTTCTGTTGCCTACATATCCAGACGATGGAAAAAAATACAAATTGAATTTTTCCTCTGCTACTTGGGTAGAAGTAACATAACATTTTCAGAATTATATTATGACAAAAATGACAACTAAAAAGAAAAATAAATCTAAAAAAGAAGGTATACTTGAAGTTTCTGTACATTTTCCGTGTGCTGTTTACTTGATTGAAAAACCAGAATTTTTAGAAACAGTTAATAAAATTTCTGAAGAAGGCCTTGAGGCCTCTAGAAAAAACCAAGAAATTGACGAGATTTATCCAGTTGTAATGAGTGGTAATTTTTATAATGATTCACGATTGGATGAATTTGCTGAGTTCATCGGTTCAACTGCTTGGAATATCCTAAATGAACAGGGATATGATATGCAAAACCTATCGGTTGGATTGTCAGAAATGTGGACACAAGAACACCATAAACATTCATCTATGGAACAACACGTTCATGGAGCAGGTTTGCAAATTATTGGATTCTATTTTTTGGAAACACCAGAAAACTGTTCGAAGGTTGTATTCCATGACCCCAGACCAGGCAAAGTACAAATTGATTTACCTGAACAGAATATGTACAATGTTACTCAAGCCAGTAAGATGGTCAATTTCCAACCAAAACCTGGTTTATTGATATTTGCTAATTCATGGTTACCACATTCATTTAGTAAGCATGCTTCGGATGAACCTATCAAGTTCGTACATTTCAACTTAACTGTGGTTCCTGCTCAACAAAACTATTGCGACACACCTCCTCAAGCTGAGGTTATATGAACACTTATCAAATTAGGTTTAATAAAAGTCGTGGACAATCTGGACGTGGAACAATAGACCATGTTTGGCGTGTGTTTGAGAATGGTAAAGAATACTTGTTTAAGAATTTAGATATTACTGCACCTGTTAAGAGTGAGAAGGATGCAAATGGAGTGGATTATAATGTAACTTGCCAAGGCTATATGTCAATTGATAGGATTAATTCAACTGCCATCATTACACCAAGCCAGCAAAAAGATAAATAAGCACTACAGACTAAATAGGTAAAAAGAAAAAACTATGCCAATCTCAAGAATTACAGCTAATAGTATTACAGCAAACACGATTACATCTGCAGCTCTTGCTACCAGTTCAATTACCGGTGATAAGATTACTGCATACACGATTGGTTCTTCCAATTTAAGTAACACTGGTGTAACAGCAGGTGTTTACGGAGGCTCAACATCTATTCCAGTTATCACAGTTGATGCTTCTGGACGAATATCAAATACAACTAATGTATCGGTATCAAGTGCTAGTATGGCAGTTTTTTCCGCAAGTGGAACATGGACTAAACCAGCTGGCGCTACATTTGTTATGGTTGAATTATGGGGTGCAGGCGGCGGCGGTGGTTCTGGAGCACGGCAACCTTCTGGAAATCCAAGAGCCGGCGGAGCTGGAGGCGGCGGTGGCGCTCGTGGTACTAGGATGTTTAATGCTGCTAACTTAACATCCACAGTTACAGTAACTGTTGGAGCTGGAGGCACTAGCGGTGCATCAAAAACTAGTAATGGAAATGGTGATAGTGGCGGAGTAGGTGGTACAACATCTTTTGGAACATATTTTTATATGTATGGTGGTGGGGGTGGCCGAGGTGGTGACAATACTCCTGGTTCACCACCTGGCGGCGGAGGCGGAGGAGGTACAGGTGGATCTGGAAGTACCAGTACGAGTAGTGCCTCTTCAGGGGGATACCCTAGAAATTCTTATTTTGGCTCTACTGGCGGTGGTGCTTCCTATTCTGTAGGTGGCGGTGGAGCAGGTTATCCAGGCGGATCAGGCGGCGGTGTGGCCAGTCCCGGTGGATTAGCTGAATGGGGTGGCGCATCAGGTGGTGGAGGTGCTATAGATGTTACTGCTGGAGAAGGGGGTGGATCATTATATGGATCTGGCGGTGGCGGTGGCGCTGGCAGCCTTGATGCTAGTGATTTTGCTTACCAATCTGCTGCTGGTGGTACCAGTAATTCTTACGCTTCTGGAGGTGGCGGTGCTCGAGGTGTTGGTGACGGTGGTAACGCAACAAGCGGTACAATGGTAGCATCGACCAGTTCAGGATCAGGTGGTGGCGGCGGAATGAGTGGGAAAAACGTAGATGCAGGCACAGGTGGTAACGGAGGCCAAGGCGGTGGCGGAGGAGGAGGGGGAGGAGCATCTCAAACTCCTTATAACTCTGGAGCTGGCGGCACAGGCGGTGCAGGTTATGTTCGTATCTACACTTGGTAAAAAACATTAAACACGAGAAAATAATATGAGATATGCAATAATTAAAAATGGTGTAGTCGATAATGTAGTTCTTGCTGATGCGGAGTTTGCAGTTGAACAAGGATGGGTTGAATGTCCTGATGCTAGTCCAGGATGGAATTATGATGGCACAAATTTTATTAAACCTGATCCAATTCCAGAAATTGTTCCTCAAGTAACAAAAGAAGAATTGTTGGCTCAACTTCAAGCACTTACTGCTAAAATCGAAGCATTAGAATAACACAGTTCCAAACTCCCAGTTTGACTAAATAGGCAGATAAATTGGGAGTTTAAATGGCCGCTTATTCCGAGATAACGATTGAACAATACGCATCTTTCTCCTCTACAATCAATGTAGAAGATACTGCTGGTGATGCTATTAATCTATATGGTTATAGCGCATCATCACAACTGCGTAAATCGTTCTATTCAACAACAGCAACTAATTTCACCGCTTCTGTCACAGGCACAGCAAATGGTGAAGTAACTATTTCCATGACCTCGGCTAATACAGCCAACTTAACTCCTGGTCGTTATATGTACGATGTTATTATTACTTCTCCGCAATCTGTGACAACCAGAGTAGTTGAAGGAATTGTGGTAGTATCACCTGGAGTAACACACGTATAATGGCTATAATAGCTAAAATCAATACAACAGGTTCTATTGGAAGAACAACACTCAACCAGTCAAATAAGACTACGATTGTTTCCAATAATTTCCGACCAAGACCAAACGTATCTATTAATGAAGTTGGTGGAGTTTCGACAGCGGGTGTGGCGAATGGTTACACTTTTGTTTTTAACTCAACAACAAACACTTTCGAGGTTCAACCAACAACAGACCTCACAGGCACAATAACAATAATAACTGGGGGCACCTTCTAAATGGCCAATACTGTAATTCAACTTAAATTTTCCACGGTAACCGCAGCGCCTACAACGCTAAACGTTGCAGAACCAGCGTATTCTTATACAAGTAATACGTTATTCATTGGTTCTCCAGCAGGTACCGGTGCAATTGCTATTGGTGGTAAATTCTACCTTGACCAACAAGCAAACATCTTCAACTTAGTTAACGCTGCGTTTACAACTGCTAATGCGGCAGGAACTTCAACGTTTGCACAAGACGGTTACACTAAGGCCAACAATGCATTCCATCAGGCAAATGCTGCCTTTGCAGTTGCTAATGCAACTGTATTGATTGATGTTACACAGAACAATAGTATTACAGCTGCATTTACACAGGCCAACCTTGCTATATCAAATGCAGGTAGCGCTTCAATTTATGCTAACGGTGCCTTTGCGGCAGCCAATCAAAGTTTAGCAGTTGACGTTACACAAAACAATTCTATAACGGCTGCATTCACCCGTGCTAATAACTCTATTAGTGCTAACGCAGGCGGTACGATTACTGGCGACTTGGTAATTACTGGTAACTTTACAGTTAGTGGCGCAACTACTTACGCTAATACAACCAACGTTCAACTTGGTGATAACATTATCACATTGAATGCTGACCTTCCAGTTTCAGTTGCACCTTCAGAGAACGCTGGTTTCGAAATCAATCGTGGTAATGCATTAGCGAATGCTTCTTTTCTATGGGTTGAAGCTTCTGGTAAATGGCAAGCCAACAGCGGTGCTGCAACAGGCGCATACTTTATTGGTTCTGAGTCGAATGGTGTTTATGCTAACGGTGCTTTCATTCAGGCTAATGCCGCATTTACAACTGCTAATACGGCTGTTGCAAATGCTGGTGGTGCTTCAATCTATGCAAATGGTGCCTTCGCACAGGCGAATACTGCGGTAGCAAATGCTGGTAATGCTTCAATCTACGCAAATGGTGCCTTTGCTGCGGCCAATACTGCTTCGATTTACGCTAACGGTGCTTTTGCAGCTGCTAATAGTGCTTCAATCTATGCTAACGGTGCATTTGCTAAGGCTAACACAGACTTTACAAACATCGCTATTGCAGCCGCTGATTACGGTTCCGCATCTTCTGTTGCATCATTTAAACTTGAGGCAAACGGTCGTATCAGTACCGCCAACTCAACTGCTATTGCAATTTCTGCCGCTGCTATTACTTCTGGTACATTAGGTGTTGCTCGAGGCGGTACAGGTGCTACCACATTCACAACAAACGGTGTCTTGTTAGGTCAAGGTACTGGTGCAGTTTCCACAGCATCGTCTTCAACAGAAGGCCATGTATTGACTATAAATAATTCAGGTGTTCCAACCTTCTCTCATTTACAAGGTGGAACATTTTAATATTATTATGAAAAGGAGTTGTTATGAGTGTGGAATTTTCAAACACTTATCAGGAGATTTTGCTTGACAATTTAATGTCAATCATCAAGCAGAATTTCATGTTTCAAACTCAACTAAAAATGGTTGAGGACACTGGTACACAGAAGGCAGAATTAGAGGCAAAGTTGGCTGAAGCTCAAAATCAATACAATGCTATTCGTCCATTGGTCGAGGAAATAGAATTGTATAAACAAAGAGCTTTACAGAATACTTCAGCACATCAGGAAAAAGATAGAATACAATCTGCGCTAAATGATTACATGCGTAAACATTCAGATTTAGAGATTGTACTTGGTCAAAAAGATTCAGAAATTGTAAAAATCAAATCTGAAAAAGATAGTGAAATTAGCAAGCTTAAAGAATACATTGATAAACTTGAGCAAGCAGTTCCTATTTCTAAATTGAAGAAGATTAATCCTGACAAGAAGTTTGAAGAACCAACACCAGCGCCTGTACTTTTAATTGAAGAACCACCAGTCATCAAAAAACAAGAAGTAAAAGACGGTAGTTCGTTCTAATGGCAAATACAACAATTCAGATTAAGCACTCAACGGTTGCAGGTAATGTTCCTGCATCGTTGGCCAATGGTGAGATTTCCATCAACTCAGCTGATGGTAAGATTTTCTATGCGAAACCCAATGGTGCAATTTATTTTATAACAACAGATACCACAACTGGTCCTGCTGGTCTGAATGGTGAAGTTCAATTTAATGATTCAGGTGTTCTAGGTTCAACTGCAAACCTTTCTATCATAAAGGCCAATGGTACAGTTACAATTGGTGGTTCTGTTAGAGTTGCTGGTTCTCCTGGTGATGCTGCATTCGTAACAAGAGGAACAAATGGAAAAGGCGGTGCAGGTTATCATGGTTTCTTAGAAGCCAATAATACAACCGCAACAAATGGTGCTAAACACTTCCGTATCAACAGCACTGGTGGTATGGAAATTGTCAATAGTGGTTACACCTCTACTATTCTTACTTTAACAGATGCAGGCGTTTTAAGTACACCTGCACTTGCAACAACTGGTTATGTTCAGTTCTCCGATGGCACAAGACAATATACTGCCAATGCTGGTTCAGGTGGTGGTACAGTAACATCTGTTGGTGGTGTATCTGGTGCAATCTCAAATACACAGCTTGTAGGTTTCATTACCTCAGTTCCAGGTGCTATAACATTTGATTCTGTTATCACGTCCAATAACGGTAACGCCACTAACTTCCGTGTTGGTGATGATGCATGGATTGGAGATTACAATGCTGCAAACTCTATCAGAATCAAAGGTCTACAAGATCCTGCCAACGCATATATTTCTTTTGGTACAGGTGATTCAACAGCACTTGGTCGTGCAGGCACAGGACCATTAACATATGGTGGTCAAACAGTTTGGCATGCTGGTAACGATGGTGCAGGTTCTGGCCTTGATGCTGACTTATTGGATGGTTTAAACAGCACATCATTTGCAAACACAGCAACTACTGATGCAATTAATGTTACACAAAACAACAGTATCACGGCCTCTTTCACGCAGGCCAATCTTGCTGTTGTCAATGCATTATCCGCAAGTAACTATGCTAATGGTGCTTTTGCAGTTGCTAACCAAAGCTTAGCAATTGACCTTACACAAAACAACAGCATTACAGCTGTGTTTGCTCAGGCTAATGCCGCATACACAAGAGCAAACAATAGTCTGAATGCTAACACTGGTGGCACAATCACCGGTAACGTTATCATATCAAGCAATGTAACAATTACTGGTAATGGTACATCATTAACGATCCAGTCTAATACTGCATTCGTAAGTCCAAATACACAGAACACCATCACCATGAGAATGTTGAATGGTGGAACATTGTCGTTCTCAGGTAATGCTGGCGAGTTGTTCTCTATTACCGACAGCATGGCTGCAGGTAGTATTTTCTCAGTTAATGACATTTCTGGTTTGCCTGTTATTGATGTTGATGCCAATGGATGGATTTCCATGGCACAGTATGGCGGTAACGTCCACATCTACAATGCAGCCACCTCTGTATCTAACTCTACAGGCGCATTGGTTGTCGATGGAGGCGTTGGGGTAAGAGGGAACGTATATTCAGATGGTGTTTACGATACAAACGTTAGGATCATCTCTTTTGCCAATGCAGCTTTCAATACTGCAAATGCCGCATTTATTTCTGCCAACTTAATTAATGGCATAGATGTAACTCAGAACAACAGTATTACTGCGGCTTTCACACGAGCAAACAATTCTTTAAGTGCCAATACGGGTGGCACAATTACTGGTAATGTCTCAATTACTGGTAACCTAACTATAAGTTACAACAGTTCTATATCATATGCGAATTCAAATGGTGTTGTTTCAGTCTATCAGGTATACAATCAATCGACTAACAGTCTTGATACGGTGTTCGTGTAATGCCTAATACCGCAGTAAGAATATACTCAACAGGAGTATTGTCATCCAATGGTGAGTTCGATGAAGTCTCTAGAATATCTACAACTGGACTACTATTATATTATGATGGTGCCAAAAGTTATTCTAGAGGTGGAAATACAGTATATGATTTAAGTTCCAGTAATAATAATGGAATTCTAGTTGGGACTTCAACTTATACAACAGCCAATTCTGGTTACTTCATCCAAAATGGCGGTGTAGGCTACATCACATCAACAACTCAATATAATAATCTTACTGAGTTTAGTATTGGTGCTTGGTTTAAAACATCTACAACATCCAGAGCAAGCAAACTAATTGGTTTCAGTAATGGTTTTGCTGGCAGTAATTATCTTGGTGCAAGTGATTCACTACCTTTCGAGACCAGTTATGATAGACATTTGTATATTGGTTCAGACAATAAAGTGTATTTTGGAATATATCCAGGCCAAGTAGTAACTATTAACACAACACCAACATATACAGATAATGTTTGGCACTATGCGGTAGGAACTTTCTCAGGTTCACAATCTTCAATGAGATTGTATGTTGATGGTGTTTTACAGGCTTCAAATACACAATTTTCTACGGCTCAGGCATATCCAGGAAGATGGAAAATTGGTGCTGGTAGTTTAGGCGGTTGGCCAGCTAGCACTCAGCCTAGTATATTTTATGATGGTTCATTAGGCCCTGCAACAGTTTATAACCGTGCTTTGCCAGCAACAGAAGTTCTACAAAATTATAATTTGGATGCAGCACGTTTTGGAAGAACTTTTAATGCATACACAGCCTCAAAAACGTCATTAACATCGTTATCTGTGGCGGGAGAATTTGATGAAGTAACTTATAATACAACCACACCAATTATAAAGAATTTATTTTCTTACTCTGAAGAATATGATAATGGTGCTTGGATAAATTCAAACATTACACTTTCACCTAATTCCGCTTTAGCACCAGACGGCACATTAACTGCGGATACTTTTACTGCAACCAATGGTGATCCCTACATCAGACAACAAATTACAATTACTGCTGGATTAACTTACACAGCTTCATTTTATATTAAAGGCGCTGCTAATAGTTCTGGTAAAACTGGATTTATTTGGCCTTGGTATCTATTAACTGCTACAGGAACAAATTATTATGGATCAAAGTTGTATACTATTACAACTGAATGGCAGAGAGTATTTTTTACATTTACAGCTGAATCAACAGGAACAGCCACAATACGTGTAGACCTTGCCGAGCCAGCTGCAGTTGGTGATACTTTTTATTTGTGGGGCGCTCAATTTGAAGTTAGTCCAAATCCAACAGATTATCAAGGCGTTAGAGCGGCCAACACTTTAATTCCTCCAAGATTTAGAAACAGAATAACATCCAATGGTAACAATTATGTAATTGGAAGTTATGATGAAAGAAGTGGTATTCCTGTATCAGAAGGTTTAATTGTATACCTTGATGCATCTTTGGATCCAAGTTACAATGGTTCTGGTACAAACTGGACAGGTATCAGTAGTAATAAAGCTAACGCATCAATTACATCATCAAGTGGTGGTGTAACAACCAGTTATGGTTTCAACAAAGCATTTGATACAATTACTTTGAATGATGGAAATTTAATTGATGGACAAATAAGAATTACTGGTGTAGATTTTAATACTTTGGCTCAGAGTAATAACTTTACTGTTATGTTTGCAGCTAAAAAAGATTATTATGGCCCGGCTGGTAACTTGGTTGGCAATTCTGAATTTTTTCAAGCTGTTAATAATGGTTATGGTAGTGGTTGGAGAATTGTTGAAGAAAATCAGGGACCACTTGGAAGACCTTTTACAGGAACACATTATTGGGGTTTATCTATGAGTCCTGCAGCCACGCCAGCAGGATGGGGTTTAGGTGTAGGTGACACATCAACAAATAGAATGTGTATTGTTGCGTTCTCCGTATCACCTACAACTGTTTATGGATTCTGTAATGGAAATACCACAACAACTACGAATCCAGGAACTTATGCTGGTTCTACAAGTCGAGGTTGGATAAGTTTTACAGGTGCTGGTGCTGGTTCATTTAACGGCCAAATTGGTTTCTTTATGGTATACAACCGAGCACTTTCATTAGTTGAAATGACACAGAATTATAATGCGTTCCGTAGAAGATATAACTTATAAGTGGAATAAATAGCACATGGCAAAACTACTATCAGGAACACGAATATACGGCTCTGCTAACGTTGATACATCGTTAGCGGTTGGCAACACAGTATTTGCAGATAAAATTACGACTACCAGTATACCACTGGTATTGAATGACATTTCCAATCAGTTTGATGGATTGAAAGCAGTTTTTTCATTAAAAACTGACCAGACAGCTGTAACAAACACAAGCATTACCGATTCTAAAAACCTTGAGGTTATTGTAAATGGGAGAAGATTGTCTCCTTATGTTAAAGAACTTCCATATCCATGGTTAAATACATATGATTCTTTTAAAGGTTATCGTGTTGTAGCAACTAGTAATAGTTCAAACGTTATTATTTACAATGCACCAGAATCTGGAGACCAAGCGGTTTTAACCATCATAAATAGTTCATTAACTATTCAAACAAGAAAATACCCATATTCAGCTGCTACAATAGCACTAGGAGATTAATTAAATGGCAAAGCACGTTATACTAGAGAGTTACACATTTACGCCAGCGACAAGAACTGTTGCTATTACTGGTAAAAATATTCGTAGAGAACAACTATTGTTAATTACAAATACAACAACCGGCACCGTAATTTATAACTTCTCAGACCCTTCGTTAGGTGCAACAAGTTATACTAACTCAGCTAACACAGTAACAGGTCAAGAAACCACAACTGTTGTTCTTTCATATGCTACAGCAGCAATGAACTCAACAGATAAGTTGTCTATTCTCACAGAAGAAACTTATAGTGAAATGGTTCCTGCTGAAGTATTCCGAGACCCTGTGGATAAACTTCGTGTTTCTACACCACAGGCTTTGATTGATACCGACTTTGAATATGGTCCACAACCAACCAAGTGGGAATCAATTACACTTTTGAATAATCGTCCTTCTGCGTTCTATGATTCGACACAAGGTATTTCAAACGTTTCTTCCAATTTAACGTTCTCAAATGCTTCAGTTGGTACAGCATATACGATGACAAGTGCAACTGCTTCAACTAAAACAGTTACAATCGGTCTAACAAACACAGTAGGTATCACAGTTGGTCTTCCAATCTTTATTCAGGGTACATTAGATAATGCTAATACTGACGGATGGTGGCAAGTTGAAAGTGTTTCTACAAACACCAATATCACTTTTACAGTAACAAATACACCTGCAGCTGCATTATTTGATGCTAGTAAAACTATTTTGTTTATTGGTTCTTGGTATACTGGTGCTGCAATTCCTGCTGGTACTTCTGCTATCTCCTTGAGTGGTTCTGTAGCAACTGTTACTACAACTAATGCTCACGGATTAAGAGTTGGTGATGGTGTATACATTGTTGGTGCAACGGGTATGACGGGCCTATTGAATAGTAGTTGGACCGTAGCAACAACACCAACAGTTAATACATTTACTTTTACATGTACGGCAACCGGTACAATTACAACAACATTAAACGGATCAATTTATGCACGACCATTGGGTTATGTGCAACATAGACCATTCGATGGTGGTGTTCAATTTAGTAACGTATCACCATATCACGGCTATCAAGTTATTCGCCAGACACGCCGTCAGTTCCGCTATCAATCTGGTAAAGGTATTCAATTCTCAACTGGCTCTATTTTAAAACCAGCTTTGTCTGTTGACAACATTACAAGTTCAGGCACAACAGTTACAGTTGCAACTAAATTTGCTCATGGTATTTTACCTGGTTCATACATCACAGTAAGTGGTTGTAATGAAACCGCTTATAACGGAACATTTCTTGTTGCAACTGCTCCAACACCATTAACAATCACATATACCGCTTTAACTGCTCCGTCTGCTTCGCCTGCAACAGGATTCCCATTAACAGTTAGCCCAAGTTCATGGTATGGTTCTGCTAATCGTGTAGGCATGTTTGACTCACAAAACGGATTCTTCTTTGAATTTGATGGTCAAACATTGTATGCTGTTAAACGTTCAAGTACAGCTCAACTATCTGGTGTAGCCGCTGTTACTGTCAACTCTAATTCTGTTGTTGGCACAAGTACAAAGTTTAGTTCACAATTAAAACCCGGCGATAACGTGGTTATTCGTGGCCAATCATATCTTGTACAAACAATTACATCAGATACACAGATGTATATTTACCCTGAGTATCGTGGCGTAACTGCGGCGGCTTGTCAAGTTAGTAAAACGATTGATACAAAATTTCCACAAAGTGCATGGAATATTGACAAGTGTGACGGTACAGGAGCATCTTTGTATAACCTTGATTTAACTAAGATGCAGATGTTCTATGCAGACTATACATGGTATGGTGCTGGTGCAATTCGTTTTGGCTTCAAGAACAACCGTGGTGAAGTTATTTACTGCCATCGTATTCCAAATAATAACGTAAATACAGAAGCTTACATGCGTTCTGGTAACTTACCTGCACGTTATGAAACTAACACATTACCAGTTAGAACATTCTTAACCGCTACATTAGCAAGTGGTTCAACAGGACCATTGACTGTTAATGATACAACTTTCTTCCCATCAACAGGCACTTTATTAATCTCTGCGGCTGGTGATACAAGTTCTGCAATTGAATATATTACCTACACAGGTAAAACTGCAACTACATTTACAGGTTTGACACGTAATGCAACAGGCGGTACAGGTTCTGCAACCACATTTACGTATTCTGCAACTGCCCCAATTAACATTGAATCATACTCACCAGGCCAAGCATCAACAGTTAGCCATTGGGGTTCTTCTGTTATTATGGATGGTCGTTACGATGATGATAAATCATTCGTGTTCGTTGCTGGTATGAGTAGAACTCAAACTATCAATAACGTTGCTCAAGATGCTACTGTTCCACTATTGAGTATTCGTTTGTCTCCGTCAGTTGATAATGGTTTAAGTGGTGTTTTAGGACAACGTGAAATTATTAATCGTATGCAGTTGGTTCTCCGCTCAATGGCAATTCAAACAACTGGTGCTGCAGCAGTGTTCTTGGTCACATTACGTTTGAATGGTCGTGTAAACGGCGGTACATTCCAGGCAGTTGGTGGTTCATCACTAGCACAGATTGCTTATCACGGTACTGGCGCAGGAACATCAATTGCTGGTGGTGAAAACATCTTCGGTTTCTATGTTTACACTCCAGGTGTTCTTTCTGAAGACTTGTTCTTGGTTCGTGATATTGGTAACAGTATCTTGGGCGGTGGTACAAACAATAACGTTCCCAATACTGTTAATAACATTTATCCGGATGGTCCAGATATTATTACAGTTTGTGCAACAAACGTTACCGCAATTACGACCAACTCAATTAATACACGAGTAAGTTGGACTGAGGCTCAGGCTTAATAGAGGACTGAAATATGGCCTCTAGGGATTATTTAAGACACCTAGTATCTAATACCGCACCGGTTGGCACAAGGGCCGGTGACGAGTATTATGATCCTATTTCCAATAAACTATATAAGACATTAGTAGTTAATGGAACAACCGTATCACAAGTTGAGGTGTTATTAACTCCAACTGGTGGTACTGCAAGTTATGCCAACACTTTAACAGTAAAGGCTGCAACAAATTCTGTATTGAACATCCCAGCTAACTATACTTTGGCATCGGCCGATGGTAGACTTAACTTGGATGTTTTTGTTGATGGTTATAAAATGGTTAAAGGTCTTGATTACAATGAGAGAACTGCCAATACAATCACAACATTAATATCAATACCTGCTGGCTCAACAATTGAATATAAGATATTAAGATGATAGATAAAATTAATCCAAACATTCGTAGCATCATTCACATTTTAAATAATTGGAATTTTACATATGATGGACAGTATGTAACGGCAAATTTAAATATTCATATTACAAAAGATGAATTGATTGCCACTAGAGATGCTTTGCAAGAAGAATTAAAACAAAAACAAAATACGGCTGAATCAACTATTACAGATGAAGAAGTCCGTGATTATATGGAAGCCATCTACGATTTGAATTTTGCTTTAAACGAATTGGATAAGAGTAATGGCATCAATATCGAGTAATACAGGTTCAGCATTAACCAGCCCAAGAATGTTATGGGCAGATACTCTATCATGGGTTGGCCAAGCTGTTCCTGGTAATTTAGATGATGTTACAATTTCTGGTTTTAGAACCACGATTAACCAAGGTAACATTTCAAAATGGTCTGGTACCATTACGATTACTGTAGCATCAACATCTGGATTTCCTACAACAGGATATTTTTACACATACACCAACTTTGGTGATTATGTAAAAGTGTTATACACTGGTTTAACTGGAACAACATTTACTGGTTGTTCAATTGATTATACCGACCCACTCTGTAATTGGAAATATTCAACTGTAACCCAAACACTTTCAACTAACTATTACAATTATGGTTCAGTAATTGGTAATGGTTATTATGTTTATAGTCCTGCTCCTCTAATAACAATTCCTAATAATTATCAGGCCAATGTTTCTACACTTACTATCAGTAATGGTGGTATTCTTAACATTGAACCAGGTGGAAGATTAACTGCTAATAATTTTATCACAATACGTGATGGTAGATTTATTGGTAGAGCAAATACAACAAACAACTCCATCATTTCTATTAACAGAACAGAAGCAAGTGGTGTTGGTTATTTGCAGACAGAAAATTATCCAATGTCTATCTTGGATGTAGATGGTGATGAAACAAGAAGTTACGGCACAACAAATACTGCAATTGCCGTTGGTGATGCAATCATTAACATTACTCCTGTATTAGGAAGTTTTGCAGTTGGTGATGAAATTGCCATTTATGACACATCGTATGCTAACACACGGGTATCTTATTATCCATTCCGAGATGTGTCTAATGATTGGCGTTTAGTTAGAGATGAAGGCTTTGATGTTGCTGGTGTAGTAGGCAATCAAATTGCATTAGCAAGACGCAATGGTGCTCGTGGTAGAATTAAAGGTGTTGCAACGTCCGGTTCACAGAAAGTTTTAACAGTTGATAAAGATGAATTTATTAACCAAATGAACTTTAAACCTGGTGATATTGTTGTAATCAATAACACCAAATACACATTAGCGGATGTTAAAGAATCAGAATTAGATTTGGCTGCATATGATTTCCAAACAGGTTCTACACTAGCTGATTTCTTAACTGATTATGCATCGTCAACAGGCCCTTGGGCAATCGATTCATATGGTGCTTATCCTACAACAAACAATTATAACACAATTGTACATAAACAAATCTTTCGCCGTGACGTAATCGTTGAAGCTGAAATTAGTCCCTTGAATCAATACTTCACAGGTTCAAGAGGCACAGACCAATTTGGTTTGTTGTTTAGTTACGACCCAGCATTTAGAAACGGAACAAGAAGTCCACAAGACGTCACAATGACCGGTCGTTTTAGTGGTAAAGATGCAGGCGCAACACCTTATCTAACACTTGGTGCCAAATATTCTGGTCCTGGCACAGACAACTGGACCGACTTGTCAATTGATCCAACATTTAGAACCGTGATGCAAGGACCTCATACAGAAAGAGTTGAGTTGCGTAATGGTATTTTAAAAGCGTTTATCAATGGTGAACAAATTGGAGAACGTTTTGAAGAATCTGGTGGCCATCGTGGTTTAGTTGGTTGGTATTCTTGGAATAATACATCTACCCGTGTTAAATCTTTTAGAGTTAAAGCAACAACAGTAGATTTGTATATTACGACTACTGATAATTTTACAATTAATGATATTGCATATGAGTCTGGTGCAGAATATGCTCACACATCTGGCCAAAGAATTCTAAAAATTGCAAGTAAGGTTACAAGTCCTGGTACACATGATGATTTATCATTTAATTACCGTGGTTTGTATTCTGCTAATTCTTGGCCAATGTGTATAAACTATAATGGTGGAACTACTAGTAACTATTTGTGGAATTTAAATACTCATACGTTCACATATGCTCACGAAGTGTATATGGATTTGGGTACAGCAGCTAACTGTAGTATTACAGTTGACTTAGCACAATCACAAACATTTACACATGTATCTTTGACACCTCGTATGGATGATGCTGGTTCTGCAACTGGTGCTGGTTTTAGAGGCGTTCAAGTTTTAGGTTCAAATGATAATAGTAACTTTACATTATTATATGGACCAACTGATGATGTAAAACGTTATTGTAATCCGCAAAGTGATTCTTATCCATGGTATCAACAAATGGGTCACTACTATACCGGTTCACAGACATATCGGTATGTTAAAGTTATTATGAACGGACATAATGGTTCAGCCAATCCAACATTAAATCGTTTGATTGGAGTAGGTGTTTATAACTTTGCATCCAACAATTATACCATTGTTGTTAATAATGCTTCTGATTTTGCCAATGGTGATGTGATTACAGTATTGGGTCACGCTAACTACATCAGTAATGATGATTACCACCATTATCAAGCAGTTAAGGCTGGCCAGAATCCAGACACATATTTCTACACATCCAATACACACTCAACTATTGTAAATAAAGTTGGTAACACTTTATATTTGGACAGACCAATCAACTATGGTTATGTTGAAGGCCGTGAGTCAGTAGTTAAAATTAATCGAAACTTTAAGATGTTAGGTTACTATGATGTTAATGGTGGAACTAAATTCCAAAAACCGTACTTTAAAGTTAACCAAGGTAGTAATTTTTGCCAAATTAGGTTGATAAAAAACTGGCAATTCTATAACGTTGGTTCAAGTAGAACATCAGGTTCAAGTTTTAACAGAGGCGTTGATATAGCAAACCAAGATAACTGGAACCCATCTGTTATTGATGGTATTTCAATTATTGGTTATAACAACTCTGATGCAAATGGTCTAACGATGCAAAACGGTTCTGCTATTTGTAGGAATGGTTATGTTGGTAATGTAAGAGATTTTAGGCCTTACTACTGCACATCTCGCCAAGGTGTTGCAACTTATAACATGAAAATGAATAGTCTTTATAGGTTTAGACCTGAAAGTTTGCAGAATAAAGTTACAAATTATAATGAATGTGCTGGTGCAAGACATTGGGATGTAATGGTTGTTTATGATTCTGACTTTTGGACTTCTCCAGTTCCTGTAGAATTTAGAAGAAATAATCTTCATGGCATATATCAAATTCCTGGTTATATTGCAGGGTCAGGAACACTAGCTGGTGATTTTTGTGGTCAACCTCTTAAAAATGAATACAATTTAATGTATTCAACAAATTGGGCCGCATTTAATTCCGGTGTATCTGCATCTGCTTGGGCACCAGTTGGAATGGATATTCATGCTGACCATCCAGGCACTAGAGTTAGTTGGCAAAGAAATGAATCTTATATTGGTTGGTATAATACGGCTTCAGATTCTTCAGCTCCTTTATATCTTTTAAAAGATTTTATGAGAGCTGGTTATGACCACTCACAATTAGTTTATGATAGTGTAATTAAGAAAAACGGAACTGATTTTATTAGGTATTATAGGCGGGTTGACGACTCGTATTTACCAAGGATGCAATTTACTGTTTATGCTAAGGCTGCTGTTTCTTTCCAAATTTATGTTGAGTTTCAGTATAGATTGCCATTTAAACTTGACCGTTTAGGTGCTTCTCCTGTTAACAATAGTAGAATATATTTGTCGGCTGTACAGAATGGTGGTTTCATTTCTGGTTATCCGATTTTACTTACGATTCCACCTGATGGTGGTTGGATTACATATTCAACCACGATTACAACATTTGCTTCAGCTGAAGGTGCCGCATTTGTTTCGTTATCTGGCCGTGCTATGCAACAGACTGTTGACTTTAGATATGCTCGTGCTTTTGTGAAGACAAATAATCCTAATGATGTGATTACTTTAGGTAACACTTTTGATGTGAATAAATACCACAATGTTACTGGTGATGTTAAAAATATAACACCAATAGCAACGCAAGCAAATATACTAAAAGGCATTAAGCTTTGAAATATCGTATTCTACACAATAATCCGTTACAGTTTTATGATACTAACGCAGAGTTGGTAGGTACAATCACAGCAAACGGAAGTAACTTAAAGATTTCTTCGAATAGTGGTATTATTGAATTAGGTAATACTGCTTCTGATATTCAAGTTGGTACATTAGGTACTCCAATTACTTGGACTTTCTTAGGTGGTGGCACGATTGGTGCTGGTGGTATTGGTACCATCAACATGGGCCAATCAGGCGACACCATCAATATGAACGTTGCTGGTGTAACGTATCAATATCCAGCCAGTTTCTTACGTTTCAATGAAATTACTGCAACAAATAATAAGATTAATATTACGACTCAGGTTCCTGGCTCAGTAGTATTAAGTTTACCACAAAGACCTGTTGTTGGTCAATTACAATTAACCGATGCGGTTCCATCAACCAGTAATTTAACGGGTGCTTTGACTGTTGCTGGCGGTGTTGGTATTGCAGGTAACCTTAGTGTTACAAACGCCACAGTTAATGGCCAATTGGGAATTTCTGCACCAAATGACTCAGCAGCTAGATTAAAAATTACTGCTACTGCATCTGGCGCTGTATTCAACCATGCAGATAACTCTAATATTTTCTTTCAGACACAAGGTGTAAATCGTCTTACTATTGCTGATGCAACAGGCAATGGAACTCTGCAAGGAAATCTGACTGTTCAAGGTACTTCTACTTCGGTTAGCAATACAACTGGTGCTTTGACTGTTGCTGGTGGTGCTGGTATTAGAGGTAACTTGTATGCTGATTCTATTACATTACCTCCAAATCCAACAGGCACATCATATGGTGCTCAAACATATCCACAATTTTATATTGGTGGTGTAGTTGCTGATAGTGATTCTTGGAAAATTTATGCTGAAGCACCAGTAACAAATGAAGGTCGATTAGTATTTCAAGTTGAAGATGATATAACCGAATCTTTCGTGTGGAGAGCTCACCAGTTTTATACAGCAGGTGGCACAAAAGATTTAGCCACATTGAACACAGCTATTTTTAGTGTATCAAGTAACGTTGCCAATTTTAGAATTCGTAACACAACAGGTTCAACTTCAACATCATCTGGTGCCGCAATTATCGATGGTGGTCTTGGTGTTGCAGGTAACGTTTATTCTGGTGGTGTTTATGACACTGGTATCAACATTATTGGTTTTGCAGGCAGAGCATACAATCATGCCAATGCGGCATTTACTTCTGCTAATACAATTGATGGTATAAACACTACACAGAATAATAGTATCACGGCTGCCTTTACACAGGCCAATACTGCGGTAACAAATGCTGGTAGTGCTTCTATTTACGCTAATGGTGCTTTCTTAGCAGCCAATTCAGCGGCTACATTATCAGCTGCAACTGATTTAACACAGAATAATAGTATTACGGCTGCCTTCACTAGAGCCAATAACTCTATCAGTGCTAATGCAGGTGGCACAATTACTGGTGATTTAGTTGTTACTGGTAATTTGACAATTAGTGGTCAAACAACGTATGCAAACACCATAAATGTCCAACTTGGTGACAACATCATTACGCTGAATGCTGAACTCCCAGTTTCAGTAACACCATCTGAAAATGCTGGTTTTGAAATTAACAGAGGCAACACACTAGCAAATGCATCTCTATTATGGATAGAATCTGCTGGTAAGTGGCAAGCAAATAGTGGTTCAGCAACTGGTGCATATTTTATTGGCTCAGAGTCGGCTGGCATTTATGCTAACGGTGCTTTTGCAGCAGCTAATGCAGCTACTGCTACCGACACTACTCAGAACAATAGTATTACAGCCTCATTCACACAGGCTAACCTTGCTGTTGTGAATGCACTAGCGGCTTCAAATTATGCTAATGCGGCCTTCTTAATAGCTAACGCATCTTTATTAATTGATACAACTCAAAACAATAGTATCACAGCAGCATTTACCGCAGCCAATAACCGAGTATTAAAAACTGGCGATACGATGACTGGCAACTTGGTCATCACATCAGGCCAAGCTCCTACTACTAATACTACAGGTTCTTTAGTATTAAATGGTGGTGCTGGTATAGGCGGCAACTTCTATAATACTGGCGGTTCAGCACTTTATATTTCTGCTAATACTTTTGGTGATGGTGGCACAAGTTCTGGTGCAAATGCATTAGTTTATATCAATCAAACAAATAGTTGGGGTGGAAATCAACCTTGGTCATTATTTGTTAATGGATATTCAAACTTATCAGGGTTAAGAATAAACGGTTCTGATACTCCTAGAGCTCTCCATAAAACAACAGCAGGTAATTTAGGATTCAGTTTATCCGATGGCACAAGTGTTATTTCATTTGGACCACAAAACGGAACATTTGCATTTACAGTTGCACCTCCATATAATACAGGCGTATCTGCTAATAACTATATTCAAGTTAGACCAGGAAATACTGGTGTAAATGCTAACGGTGTTTTCATTACTGTTGAAGGTGTTGACGCTAACTCAGACATTAACATTGTACCAAAAGGTATTAATGGTAAAGTAAACATTTACTCCACAGTTGCATCGACTTCGAACACCACTGGTTCTCTTGTACTGAATGGTGGCTTAGGCGTAACAGGTAACCTGTTCATGTCCTCTGCAAACAATTTTACAGGTTCAGGTAGTGGTAGTTCTTATCGATTAGGTTGGACTGATAACTATTTTCATAGAAGCAATCAATTTGGTGGTGTTCAGTTCACTGGAACATATCTGTCTCTATTAACCAATACATATGTTGAAACTGGTTATAACTTAGTAATAAGAGGCCAAATTTATAATGATTCTGGTGATTTACGTGTCTTTTTTAATGCAGCATCAGGTGTTAATGTTGCCAACGTTCAAGCTGCCACCACAAACACATCAGGTTCTTTAATCGTATATGGTGGCGCTGGTATTAGAGGCAACATCTATAGTGGCGGTATCTATATTACTGGTGCTTCAAGTAATGGTATTACATTTACTGATGGTACAACACAGACAACATCATTTACGGCTGCAGGACAATACGCTAATGCGGCCTTTGCGGCAGCTAATGCAGCTATTGCTACCGATATCACACAAAACAATAGTATTACAGCAGCGTTCACCGCAGCCAATAACCGAGTATTAAAAACTGGTGATACAATGACCGGTAACCTGGTTATAACATCATCACAAGCATCTTCAAATAATACAACTGGTGCTTTAGTTGTAACTGGAGGTGTAGGCGTAGGTGGTAGAATTTACGGCAGTTCTGACGTTTATCTAGGTGACGGAACAGGTAATCAAAATGGTTCTTCCTTGGTTTGGAATGGCAGTTTCCCAACTTTTATTCAAGGTAGTTCTGGTGTTGGTGCTTCTGGATATTTAAGATCCGTTGTAGGAAATTCAGGAGTTGTTGGTTTCGGAATCGAAGGATCAGGAAATTATACTCGTATAGATTATTCAACTGTTGCTACATCAACTACCACAGGTGCATTACGAATAATAGGTGGTGTAGGTATTGGAGGTAACGTCTATAGTGGCGGCATCTATCTCACTGGTGCTTCAAGTAATGGTATTACATTCGTAGATGGCACAAAACAAACATCAGCTGGTGCAGGAATTGCTGATGTATTAGCACTATCAATCGCTTTAGGATAAAAAATGGCAAAACCTACAACACGAAAACTATTCAAAGATTATTGCCTGCGCCGACTTGGTTGGCCAGTGATTGACATTAACGTTGATGATGACCAAATTGAGGATCGGATTGATGATGCTTTACAGTTCTTCCATGACTATCACTTTGATGGTTGTGAGAAGATTTTTATGAAGCACAGAATTACGGCAGAAGATATTGAACGCCGCTGGATTTATTGTCCAGATTCGGTCATCTTTGTTACAAAAGTTTTACCATTTGATGATTCTAATTCATCAATCAATATGTTCGACTTGCGTTACCAGTTGCGTCTGCACGACCTATATGACTTCACATCGGTATCGTATGTGTCATATGAGATTACGATGCAACACATTCAGACATTGAATATGTTGTTCTCTGGTACTCCACAGTTTAGATTTAATCGCCACCAAAACAAACTATTCCTTGACATTGATTGGTCAAGAGATAGAGAAGTTGGTGAATATGTTATTGTTGAATGCTACCGTTCATTGGTGCCAGATACAATCACACTAACTGGTACACTAACAGGTAATGCCACTTCTAATACAGTTACAGGAACTGGTACAATCTTTGACCAAGAAATCCTTGAGAACGACATTATCACAATTGGTGGTGTTGAGAAACAAGTGAGACACATTAAGAACCCAACTGAGATTGAATTGATGAGTCCATTGGGCTCAAATTTAACTAATGTATCCGCCACTAAGATTGGCGTATCAGATGTTTGGAACGATAGGTTCTTGAAGCAGTATGCAACAGCCAAAATCAAATATCAATGGGGTTCAAACCTAAGTAAGTTTGCTGGCATTCAATTGCCAGGTGGTGTTACACTTGATGGTCCAAGAATCATGGCAGAAGCACAAACAGAAATCGATAAGATTGAAGAAGAAATGCAATCTTACAATGTACTTCCAGGCGAGATGTTTATTGGTTAAAACATGGCAACTAATCTATACTTTAATAATTTTCCAACTCAGATTACTTCTGAGCAATTGCTGGTTGAAGACCTCTTAATTGAGGCCTTAAAAATCAATGGCATGGATGTATTCTACTTACCAAGGTCTAGTCGTGACCAAGTAGATTATATCTATGGTGAAGATACACTCAAACAGTATACCGAAGCGTATGCTATTGAATTGTATTTGGAAAACGTTACAGGTATGGATGGTGAGGGCGACTTTATCTCTAAGTTTGGTTTAGAAATCAGAGATGAAGTTACTCTATTAGTTTCACGCAGAAGGTTTAAATCTACAGTTCCACAACCTAGACCTTTTGAAGG